GGGATGATGTTTCCAGAATCTCCGACCCCCACCCCCGCGTTCCAGAACAGGCCCCCCTTTCCAAAAAACACCCCTTGCAAAAATTTTTATTGCAAAAATTTTTTGCGTTCCTGTTCCAGAACACGCTATACATGGTCTCGTTTTATGATGTATCATGCAGCCATGATCACACTGACACCAGAGTTGACCGTACCGCTGCCTGCTGGGCGGGAGGGGATGCTGCTGTTGCATGAAAAGACAGAGGCCCTGTTCAACACTGCCGAGTTCCTGACAGCCTTCGGGGTGCCGGTCGAGCCTTCAGAGGAAGATCAAGTGGCCGCACGCGCTGCGTTCCACGAGTCCATCGACACCACACAGGGCAACCCCCTGCCTTTGGCCAAGACCGAAGCGATCAAAACCAGCGCCGCTGCCCGGCACCTCAAGGCCGTGCTGAGCGAGTACGACGAGATCGTGGTCAAGTCGGCCGTGCAGATTCGCACCTACGTCACCAACAAGCTGCTGGAAGAGACCACCCACCCAGACGCCCGGATTCGGATGCGAGCCTTGGAGCTGCTGGGTAAAGTGGGCGACGTGGGCCTGTTTGTTGAGCGGTCCGAAGTCACGGTGCGCCACAAGACCACCGTTGAGCTGGAAGATTCGATCAAGGGCCGGATTGCCAAACTGCTGGAGATGCGCAGCAAGGCGGAAGAGATTGTTGACGTGGACCCCAAAGAGCCCAACCCCAAGGCTGCGGCTGCAGAACTCCTGCGGGAAGACGCGGATGATTGATTTTTCCAACTTCACCATCGAGGAACTGCTCAAGCTGGACTTGGCCAAGATGGATGCCGAGGACTTGGAAGCATTTGACGCCGCGCTGGAAGAGTTGGAACGCCGGGAAGCTGCCAAGCTGGCCCGTGACAGCCTGATCGAGTTCTGCAAACGCATGAGCCCGGACTACAAGGTGGGCAAACACCACAAGCGGCTGGCCAAGTTGCTGGAAGACATGGCCCACAACCGCAAAGACCGGATCGCAGTGTCGATTCCACCCCGGCATGGCAAGTCACAGCTCGTGTCAATCTACTTTCCGGCATGGTTTCTGGGCAACTTCCCTAATAAGAAGGTGCTGATGGTCTCCCACACCACCGATCTGGCGGTGGATTTCGGCCGAAAGGTGCGAAATCTGGTGGATCAGCCCGCGTACAAGGACATTTTCCCCACCGTCGTGCTGGCTGCGGACTCCAAGAGTGCCGGTCGATGGAACACCAACGAGGGTGGAGAGTATTTCGCCTGCGGTGTGGGCTCCGCGCTGGCTGGCCGGGGTGCTGACTTCCTGATTGTGGACGATCCGTTCTCCGAACAGGACATCTTGAATGGCAACTACGAGGTGTTCACCAAGGCGTACGAGTGGTTCACATTCGGTGCCCGCACGCGACTGATGCCGGGAGGTCGGGTTGCGATCGTGCACACCCGCTGGCACCCCAACGACCTGATCGGGATGATGGCCAAGGACATGGCCCGCAACGACGACACGGATCAGTACGAGTTCTTCGAGTTCCCCGCAATCTTCAATGAAGGAACTGATGACGAGCGGGCGCTGTGGCCAGAGTTTTTTGATCTGGACGCTCTGAAACGGACCCGGGCGTCGATGCCGACGTTCCAGTGGAACGCCCAGTACCAGCAGAACCCCACGTCCGAAGAAGGGGCGATGGTCAAGCGCGAGTGGTGGAAGCTCTGGGAAGAGGAAGACCCGCCCGAGCTGGAGTTTGTCATCATGACGCTGGACGCTGCGGCCGAGAAGAACAACCGGGCCGACTTCACCGCGCTCCTGACATGGGGGGTGTTCAGTCACCCGCGCCTGACCGACGGCAAGCCCAACATCATCCTGATGAACGCGATCAACACCCGGGTCGAGTTCTTTGAACTCAAGGAATTGGCGTTGCGGGAGTACCGCGAGTGGGAGCCAGAAGCGTTTATCGTGGAGAAGAAGTCCAACGGGACCCCGCTGTACCAAGAGCTGCGGCGCATGGGCATCCCGGTCCAAGAATTCACCCCCCACCGGGGCACGGGGGACAAAGTTGCCCGCTTGAACGCCGTTTCAGATATTTTCAGATCGGGCATGGTCTGGTATCCTGCCGGAAGACGGTGGGCCGAGGCGGTGGTTGAACAAGTCGCAGCTTTCCCGGCGTCCGAAAACGACGACATGGTTGACTGCACAAGCATGGCCTTGCACCGCTTCAGGAGCGGGGGGTTCATCAACTTGGACAGCGACGAAAAAGATGACCTGTACGGATATCAGCGCAAAGCTGCGTACTATTAAGGATTGAACACATGGCCACCAACTTTGACAAATCGCTGACCCAAGCCCCAATGGGTTTGGACGCCCTCGCCGCTGGGCAAGAACCGCTGGAGATCGAGATCGTTGATCCCGAAGAAGTGAAGATCAAGCTCGGCGAAATGGAGATCGACATCGAGCCGGGTGAGCCCAGCATTGATGACTTCGATGCCAACTTGGCCGAGTTCCTTGATGACGGCGAGCTGCAGACCCTTGCAGGCGATCTGGCTGGCGACATCGACAACGACCGCAACAGCCGCAAGGACTGGGAGAAGGCGTACACCGAGGGCCTCAAGCTCTTGGGCCTGAACATGGAGGAGCGCACGGAGCCGTGGAACGGTGCCAGTGGCGTGTTCCACCCCATGATCACAGAAGCTGTGGTCAGGTTCCAGTCAGAAACGATCACCGAGACGTTCCCTGCAGCGGGCCCGGTGCGCACCAAGATCATCGGCAAAGAGACCTTGGACAAGAAGGAAGCAGCCAAGCGTGTCGAGGACGACATGAACTTCCAGCTCACAGAAGTTATGAAGGAGTTCCGCGCTGAGCACGAGCGCATGCTGTGGTCACTGCCTGCCACAGGCTCCGCGTTCAAGAAGGTCTATTTCGACCCAAGCCTTGACCGCCAAGTGTCGATCTTCATTCCGGCCGAAGACATCCTCCTGCCCTACGGCACCTCCAACATTCAGACTTGCTACCGCCTGACGCACCAAATGCGCAAGACGAAGAACGAGATTCTGAAGTTGCAAGAAGCTGGCTTCTACCGTGACGTGGAGATCGGTGACCCAGACAAAGCCATCAGCGAGATCAACAAAGCCAAGGACAAAGAGACCGGCTTCAGCGATCTGAACGACGACCGCTTCACCTTGTACGAGTCCCACGTGGACCTGTACCTCAAGGGCGACCCGCTGTGCGAAGACGATGCAGAGATCGCGCTGCCGTACGTGGTCACCATGATCCGTGGCACCAACACCATCTTGTCCGTGCGCCGCAACTGGCGTGAAGACGATGACCTGCACTTGAAGCGCCAGCACTTCGTGCACTACCAATACATCCCCGGCTTCGGTGCCTACGGCTTCGGTCTGTTCCACCTGATCGGCGGCTTTGCCAAGTCGGCCACCAGCTTGATGCGTCAGTTGATCGACGCCGGTACGCTGTCCAACTTGCCCGGTGGTCTGAAGACACGCGGCTTGCGCATCAAGGGTGATGACACCCCGATCGCTCCGGGTGAGTTCCGTGACGTGGACGTTGGCTCGGGCGCGATCCGTGACAACATCATGCCGCTGCCATACAAGGAGCCAAGCCAGACGTTGTTCCAGCTCTTGGGCACAGTGGTCGACGAAGGTCGCCGCTTCGCCGCGACGGCCGACATGAAAGTGGCGGACATGGGGGCCAACGCTCCTGTGGGCTCCACACTGGCTATCCTTGAGCGCCAGCTTAAAGTGATGACGGCTGTTCAGGCCCGCGTGCACTACGCCCTGAAGGAAGAGCTGCAGTTGCTGGCCTCGATCATCCGCGACTACACAGACGACGAGTACACCTACGAGCCCGATGGCGAAGAGGGCCCCAAGGCCAAGGCTTCGGATTACCGTCACGTGGACATCCTGCCTGTCAGCGACCCGAACGCCGCCACGCTCAGCCAGCGTGTTGTGCAGTACCAAGCTGTGATCCAGATGGCCCAGATGGCACCGGACATCTACGACATGCCCGCCTTGCACCGTGGCATGCTGGACGTGTTGGGTATCAAGAACGCCGAGAAGCTCGTGCCGATCGAAGACGACATGAAGCCCAAGGACCCTGTGTCGGAAAACCAGAGCATCCTGAAGCTGTCGCCCGTCAAGGCGTTCCTGTACCAAGACCATCAGGCGCACATCGCGGTGCACCAAGCCATGATGCAGGACCCCGAGATCATGGCGCTGATTGGCCAGAACCCCAAGGCGCAGCAGATCATGGCCGAGGCCACAGCGCACATCGCTGAGCACGCCGGGTTCATGATGCGCAACAAGGTGGAAGCACAACTGGGTATGCCCCTGCCGCCCGAAGACGAGAAGCTGCCACCCGAGGTGGAAGTGGCTCTGTCGGCCATGATGGCCCAAGCCGCGCAGCAGGTTTCGCAGCAGGCACAGATGAAGGCGCAGCAGCAACAAGCTCAGCAGCAAGCACAGGACCCAGTGATCCAGATGCAGATGCAAGAGCTGCAGTTGAAGCAGCAAGAGCTCCAGATGAAGATGCAGATCGAGCAGGCCAAGATTCAGATGGCTCAGCAAGACCTGCAGATGCGCCAGCAGAAGATGGCCATCGACGCTGCGGCCGAAGCCGACAAGCAAGAGCTCGAACAGCAGAAGGTGTCCGGGCAACTGGAGCTGGATGCCATGCGTGTGGGCGCTCAGATTCAAGAGAGCAAGACGAAATCCGATGATGCTCAAAAGCAAGCCGGGTTGAAGATTGGCGCTGACATCGCCAAGAGCAAAGCGGACCAACAGTTGCGTGCTGCGCAGTTGCTGGCCCAAACACAAAAACCAACCGGAACACCTAAACAATGATCCAAGACTTCGCACGCGTATTGCGCGAACAAATACGCACCGACATGAACAACTACGCCGATGACTTGGCGGGTGGGGCATGCCGCAACTTTGACGAATACCAAAAACTCTGCGGAATCATTCAAGGTCTTGCGACCGCAGAGCGTCATCTCCTAGACCTTGCGAAGAAAGTAGAGCAATCAGATGAGT